GAAAGTTTTTCTTTCTTTTCTCCGAAAAGAAACAAGGCGGTCTTTTCGAAGATAGAGCGTGAAGAATCCACCTGGACTGTTACGACGCAGGTTGGGAGAAATGGTCTATGCGAATATCGATGATTCCGGACAAGGTCAGGCTGTTAATCCAACAGTAGACCGTGAGTTCGAAGAAAGTGAATGGTGGGTCCCTCAAGGTCCTTTAGAGGAACCTGAAGAAACAGAATGGATCAATATTCATCCTGAAGATATCGGGATAAGGAAGGAGGATTTAAATGATCCAGTAACGAGAAGGAAAACTGTTACTAAGCTCATGATAGCTAATAAGCTGACTGATACTTTCAGCTTAGAATCCTCCTTCCAAAGAGCTTCTGCTTATCTTACCGAGTGGGAGAGAGGGAATAGAGAGAAGACACTCTTAGGTAACCGATCTAATAAAAGTAAGGAATCTAATGAGTGTAAAATTTTTAGAGGGGACGTAGCTAGTGGAGTAGAAGCCCTCTGGGAAGCTACGAAGATGAGTAGTGGTGATGGAATGGAAGAAAGTGCCTTGTGGAGTTTATTAAATGGCGCTGGACCAAGTAATCCAAGAGTCTATAATAATCGTACTCTTACAAAATATGAGGAAGAAGGAGCAAAACTTGGGGTTGGGTCAGATCAGCTCCATTATCATAAGAGTATGACCTATACCAGGACAGAAGTGCCTCGAAGCAATAGTAACAAGGATAAAGGTACAGAAACAAAGGTTAAAGAGGAGATAGTCAAGGTTGGCAGATTAAAAGATAGAGCTGCGAAGATGGCTATTAATGTGTATACATCTTATAGAAAAACACTTGGAATAATGAGTGGTAATGTGAAAAACCGGATATGGACAAAATATGTTGCTTCAAAACTAGCACGATTAGTTGGGTCAAACATTCTCATTGGATGGGAGAGAGAGCTTATTAACAAATGTCAACTTAGTGAAATGCAAGCAAAGAAAAAAGTGTCAATGCTAGCACACTCCATCCGGATTTGGTCTTTGGAGCCAACTGATGACCCTGAAGAGGACAAGCTAAAGGTTAAAGAACCTGATAATGAAGATGTTGAGTCAGAAACTCTTGATGTTCGTAGAATGTGGTTTGTAAGCGGTTTAATTTCCTCCAAATTTGGAGAGTCTACGGTCAACGGGGGTGTCTGTCCATATTGCATCTATCATGAAATTGAGGGTTCTACTCCAAAAGCAGTCATCAAGGCAGAAGGAATTAGAGAGTGTAAACTGCCATTACGAGACTCAAAGTCTTGGGTTTATGCTGCTGCAATAAAGCATAACAAAGAAATGCATGCTCTAAACGGTAACATCGCTAGTAGGATCTTACTCGAAGGAGAGTCACGGAGGGAGGATTGTATGAGTAGAGACAGAGTTGAAGGATGGGATCGACCACCAATCAGGTGTATCATCCGAGAGAATTGGATTGAGATTTTAGAGGAAGCAGAAAAATACTCTGGGCGTGTTTACTACAGTGATGGAAATCATGGTGGTAGAACAAGCTATGCTGGTGCAGGCACACTACATGAAGTATGCAAGGGTGATTTAACTCTACCTGCAGCTGAAGTACTTCCTCAACAACATCAAGCCGGAGGTAGCGGAATGCAAGATGATGGGAGACCTGGATTACCCCCGGCTACTAGAAGTGGAAAAATATACGGACCTAATTGGAGTAGGGAAGCCTCGGAACGTCATAGGACAAGAGGAGAAGACCAGACCTGGATAAGTGTTGGATTAGATCGGAACAAACATCATGGGAAGATTGTGATGACGGAAATGGGGGATGAAATGACTAGGGCTTTACGGGATCCTGAAGACAAAACAGGTCTGATAAATTTAAACCGGAGTAGAAATATATATAACTATATCGTAGGAGGAGGAAGTCTCGCTCAGAGTGTTAATCATTGTAACTCGAGTGATTGGAGAGAACTGGGCCTCAGGATATGTTTATATGACGATCTAAGAGAGAGAAGATTTACACAGCCTACTGGTGTCGATTGGGCTATCGCAAAGAAGGATGAAATAAGAACGGAATATGTCGCGACTAAGCCCGAACACAAATGGGGTTATAAGTGTGTGTGTGTGAATTGGAGGTACTTAGACAAATTCCTAAAAATAGATGGTCGAATGCCTGTGGGACCAAATATGAACGATATTTGGTATTTGAACAGTGATGAAGTGACTGTTATCGCGTTGGGGGATAACAGTAATGATAGTGGTATTGGAAGGGAAGCATGGATACTTAGTCATCTGGATTATCCTTTGATACATGCTGTAGATACCTTTTCAATAGGAGAGATAAGAAGAGTGGGAGTTCCCGAATATAGTGAGAAGACTTTCGTTCGTACTTCTTCACTTATTGACATTCCAAACAAAGCACGAAATTTGGTATTCGTATTAATGAGTGATTCACAAGATACTTATACGTTGGGAGGAGTTACCTTTACTGTTCCTAGGGTGGATCGATTTGATTCTATTCCTGCGGGTACTGGACCAAGAGTAGTTGACTGTGATCCAATAATAGATGCGATGTTAAATCGGGTTATGATGAGTCCAGAGTGTATCAGGATGAGTTTCGAAAGATACTGTGGAGGATACTTTCCCACTGGATTGGATTGGATGGAAGTCGATAATCTGGCTACCGTACTTAAAGTGAGATGGCATAATAGGATGTCCGTAGGGGTTGAGGATACTCCTACTGGGAAAGTAAAAGAATATAAATATATGCCGACTGGATTCGCAAGACAATGTGGTATAACATTACGGAACAGTATAGGCATAGATAATTATGGATCTAACGACGCTGTAACCTGTCTGGATCATGTCTTTGTGAAGAGAGCTGATGCTAGATCAACTCCAGTGTTGAGGATAGGACGTTGGGACTGTATGTCTGAGTTGGGGGTGGCTTCAGGATTTGCGGTATATAATTCCTTTGATACTGAAAATAAGGATAGAGTGATCTCCCGTATTTCCGCAGGAGGTATGGACTCTTTGTTAAGGGCTGCATATTGGAGGAGAATAGTGGAAATGTGGAAACGACAAAATGGCATAAGAGATGAGATAGCGAGTCCAGGAAGTTATCCTAACTTAGACAATTACTGGACAATGTTTGTTGAGGAAACACGCGAGGGAGGTCCTACACTCAGTCAGATGGCTGAAGTCTTATGTAAGGGGAAGTACTGCACCTGGTCATGGAGAGTAAATGAACTAAAGACGATATTACCAAGTGTGACTGGAAGTAGAACTCCCTCTTCATGGTGGAGAGGACCATTGAATGAGACGTGGAAGCCCTTCTTGATCGGAGGAAACGAAAATCACCCCAGTGATACTTATCACTTGAATACTGTTCGTACTGAGTGGTGTTATAACCACTGGGAACCACAGGATCGGGGCACAGACGACTTCCATCTAGAAAGTGTACTCAATAGGATAAACTTGGAAAAAGGTTTGGAAGGCATTGAGTATATAGGGTTACCATCTCGGTCAAAAGTTGGGAATTTTGGATATCATGTCGAATGCCAAATAAGTGGTATCTTAGCTAGGTCAGCCGGTTGGGTAAAGAGTTATGATAAGAGTCATCCGGTTGATAATTCAATTAAATGGACTTGGGGATTGAACGTTATCATCAGAGACTGGGAACACGATACTCTGAAAAAAATATGTTTAGAAGCAAATGTTGCTTCTCTATTGGAAGCAGGGTATTTCCTGGAAAGGACTCAACTTTTCCGTGGAAGTGAAACATTGCCTGTTGGTGGTAGTAACAGGGACTATCTATACAGGCTTCCTACTACTGATATGTCTTTGGTGATGGGAAACTCCAGGGCTTCTTCGAAGCAGTCGGACCCTTCGAAGGAGCTAAGAAAGACTACCTTAAACATAGTTTCGGATCAAAGGATAGATCCAGACGAAGCAAAACATCAAGAAGAGAAATCAACAGGATTAACGACGTGGAAGGGCTCGGACAAGAAGAAATTGATGAGCTCAACAGAAGAGAAGAAGACTGGTTCTGCAGTGTTAGAAATCAAGAAAATACCGGAAGTGGACTCAAAAGGAAGTGGCCTGACAAAGGCAACGGTTGGTGGGATACCAACGGTAGATACAAGTCAGAGTCAAATGGCTTCTCATCAGAACAGGAAAGAAGTAGAGCGAGTTATGGTTACTGCAGAAGTTCAACCAAAGATTGGATCAACAAAGGAGGATGCAAAATACAATCTAGATCACCGGAAGAAGCAGGACGAGAACTAGATTGGGGAGATATATGTGATGTTATTCCTGAAGAAGATTGGAGTTTAAACTTATTTAACATCAAAATGAAGGAGAAAATAAAAGAGATAAAGAATGATATAGGAGACAAATTGAAATGCTGTGATATACCTGGTTTTAATTGTAAAGATTACGGAATGAATGAAGGATTAAAGAGGTATAGATTGGGGAAAATGCATGGAAAATGTCCTGGATGTGAACTTGGAGATGGAATATGGGAAGATAATATACATCTCCTATGTCATTTGGTTGGTAAAGAAGTCGGGAGTGAAATTTGTAGGTGGGCTTTGAATATGAAGTCGAAATACCATGGAGCGTGTAAACATGGGGTGTTTCAAGTATGTAAGGCACAAACCGGATTAATGAAGATGGGAGGAGAGTCTATACATCCCCACTGGAGGCATTTAACATATTGGGAGTTAGGATATGGATATACTAGTTATGTTAAATGGGAAGAAATGAAGCCAAATGCATACAAATGGCTTGGTAGAGACTTTTCCTTAGGAGGACCAATTAACGAAAAAGAATATATAAGAATGATGTGTGAAGAGGTGATTACTCTGATGAAAGAAGAGTGGACTATGCCAAAGCAATGCCCGAATATAGATGAGTGGACTAAGCGTGGTAGGTGGATGCGAGGACATGCTGGTACTGGACCAAGTGGGTTTGTAACAATTGAAGGGAAGGTAGTAAAAACTAGGAAAATGAAAGGGGTTGAGGGAGCTGCTAAAAGTGACCGATTAATATCAGAGATGTTGTTTTACCCTGTTAGGGAAACATTTCAAGTGTTACAGAAAAGTGAAGGAGGAAAGATAAGACCAGTAGTGAAAACAGGAAATAAAATAAATAGAATGATGGACTACCTTAGTGAAGTATGGGAAGTAGGGATGTATGGTAGCAGAGTATCAACCTTATTCGCCGGTGTAAAGGGTAATGAAGAAATAGATATGGAACTACATAACCTGGCAAAGGACGAAAGTTGGTATAAGGTTCCTTTAGACCAGGGATCCTTTGACTGGCATCAGAGTAAAGAAAGTGTATTAGCAGTATTAGATACTGTTTGGAATTACATAAAGCCCTTTTTGACAGAAAACAGCGAAATTTGGAAAGTGTGGGAAGTACTGCGTGAGAGCCTTCATAAAGAAACAAGTGTTCATGTAGGACCCTATCACTTTCCCTGGAAGAACGGTTTGCCTAGTGGATGGCGATGGACTGCGTTATTGGATACATTTTTAAATGTGTGCAGTTTCAGAGTTATCAAGAGAATAAGTGAAGGAAGAATAAGAACAAACATTCCCATCGCTGGATTTCATGCTCAGGGAGATGACGTTATTTTTGGCGTAAAAATTCCTCTTCATGCGGCAGTTATCATGGATACTTATAAGAAAATAGGATATGAAGTTCATCCTTTAAAAACGTATGTAAGTAGGAAAAGAGGAGAATTCCTTAGGAGGAGTTATGACCAATACGGGGTAACTGGGTATACAGCTAGAACCTGTTTAAGCATAAGATTCAGGAACCCGATTTTAGAAATGCCATTAAATAGAGCAGAACGACTATACAGTAGGTTAACATTATGGCATTTATGTGTATTACGGGGATGTGATACACGTAGGGTTGTTCTCAGTTATTTGGAAGATGCTAAACAGGCTCGAGTCAAGGTTAGAGATGCTGCTGATTTCGCACTAACCCCCAATTGTTTGGGGGGAGGAGGAGTTGATCCTAATAGTTCTCTGGGATCAGTACTTAGAGAATATGGTAGTGGTGAGTGGAAAATAGCTGAAGTTACTCGGTATAGGAAAGAAGTCAAACCACACTATCAAGAATGGAACAAGAGGCTAGAAGAAGCTAAAGTAGAATTAGAAGGAAGTAGGAAAATCGAGTTTGAACATCTACTAGCACAGAGTTGGGGAGTTAGACAGGCTGAGTTATACGGTAAGGTGTACACCAATTTTGTCCCAATACAACGGATTAAACCTATACAACCAGGAGGACCGGGAATGGTACCTATCATAGGAAATGCTTGGAATGTAAATCATATCCCAGTTCTGGTCAGGAATTTGTTTCAACGTCAGAAATTAGATAGGAATGAAGAGGAAGACATAATTAAGCCTGACTGGATTGGAGTGGTTCGTGAATTAAAAGAAAGAATGAGTAGAGCTGTATTCACTAAATTTATGGTAGACGACATTAAGATTCCTAGTCCTATCGTAGATAGAATAGGGATGAAATATGGTAATAGTATTAAAGATAGAGCTCGAGATTGGTTAAGAAGAGCACTTAGCGGGAAAAATATAGGGATGAAGAGATTAGAACAATATTTGTTGTGGATAGAAACGAGACTTGGACAAGAAATAAAACTAAGATATCCAGATATACGTCTAGGACTATGAGTAGTCAGGTCCGACTACTATTAACCTGTATAGTGTCGGGTAAGAATAGCACTATAGTGTTCCCCTGCTTGTCGTAAAAGGCGACTAAATGGGGAAGCAGCTGGCCTTACTTCACTCTCTGGGTGTTGGGGTCCTCTAGTCTCACCTAGAGCTGCGCAAACGGGCTAGTCGTAAAGACTAGTACCGGCCTATGTGAGTCCTGTAGGG